CTAAATAGAATCAATGGCTTTTCGTAGTTCATGAATGGTCTTATGGGTATAGTCATGTTTCGTTACTCCCCGGCAGGCGTGGCCTAGAATCTTCTTTACAGCGGTATCATTGGCTCCGGAGCTGTCAAGCATCGAGGCGCATGTATGTCGGCACTCATGGGGCGTGTGGCTCATGCCGAACGCATCCATGATTTTATCGAAGCGGCGGCGAAAGGCGTCATAGGTATAAGGCGTGCCGTCTTCCTGCTGGCAGATATAGGCTTGATTTTTCCGTTGTACGAACCATGGGTAAATATCCTTATGAATCGGGACAGCGCGGCCCTGTCCGGCGGCTGTCTTGGACTGACGCACGATGAAATAATGACTGCGCCACTTCACGTCCCGCGGCGTCAAGCGTAGATATTCACCGATACGAAGCCCGGTATAGATGAGTATAAGCACGTCCTGCACGGCCGGCATAGTGTCCACGGCGCGCCATAATTTATTGCGCTGGCGGACGGTGAACGGCTTTTTCTTATACTTGCGTATATGCGGCTTTAGCTCTACATACCTTGCGTAGTCCGTGGTGACAATATCGTATTTGATGGCGTATTTGTACAGCTGCCCCATGAGTCCGCGGCATTTCTTCTGAGTACAGTACCCGGCTTGAATGCCATCTACGACATCCTGCAAATGGCCGTAACGGATACGGCGGAACGGCATGTCATGCAACTTATGGCAATGGCGGTATGCGTTATCGTAGCTCTTACGGCTGGACAGAGATAGCCTGTCGTACTTAGTAGCCTTCCAACGGGCGAAAAGCTCACTGAAAGTAATATCGTCGTCCAATAGTGGCGACTCATTGATAGACGAAAGGTAGGCGATTCCATGCTCAAATGTATCGAAGTACCCCAATATCTTTTGTCTTCCATCCACGGTCTTTTTCACGACAAACGGCCTCCGCCGATTCCCCGGCAGTCTATAACAGGTTCCGTATCCATTCGGTAATCTCATGTGTATCACTCCATTTTTTTGAATGATTATAACAAGGTGGTGATATTTTGACAGTAGAAGTTGGAGAATTCATTGTCGTTGGCAGTGCGCTGGCCGGCGGGATGATATGGATTTGCAAGGCCTTCACGGCCCCACTCAAGGAAACGCTCCTCAAGGTGAACGATACCTTGGCTGAATTAGACAAGACTATCCAGGGGGAGCGGGAACACCGGCACGAGCTGGAGAAGGATGTGCAATGCATCAAGGACACCACGCAGGAGAACACGCGCCGTATCGAAGATATTGAAGAAAGTATCGAGAAAATCACAGGTGGTTAAATGAAAAATAAAATCGTGGCCCTTGGCCAGTGGGGTCAGAAACACTGGCTCCAATTAATCATCATCATGAGTATTTTAATGATGATGTTTTTATTCCTCGTGCTGTTCAGCTGGCTTTTCGGCTACTGGAGCAATGCACTGAGAGGGACGCATTTTGAATTGATGAGCTGTTGGAGCGGCGTGACGGCCGTTATCGGTGGTATTGCGACCGTTGTAGGTCTTGGCAAAGCGTGCTGGACGAAATACGGATATGACAGCCGTTTCAACTCCGCACGATACGCAATGCCGGTACAACCGCAAAACGCGCCCACAGCGACAAATAACACGGAAAAAGCGAAAGGATGATGGCTATGTTAGGAGAATTAAGCGCACAGTACGAAAGCAACGGCGACCCGGCCTGCATCAGTGACGGCTACGGCGACCCCGGCGGAAAATCATACGGGACGTATCAGTTCAGTTCCAATGCTGGCAGTCTGGGCCAGTTCGTCAGCTGGCTGAACAGCAACTATCCGCAGTACGGGGAACAGCTCAACGCATATCCGTTGTGCAGTGACAGCTTTGATGAAGCATGGCGCAACATTGCGGCCAGCGACAGTGACGGCTTTGCGCAGGCACAGTATGAATACGTCAAGGCAGCGTACTACGACCCGGCCGTGCAGATTCTGGCAGATAATTACTGGCACATTGAAAACCATCACGACGTCCTCCAGGATGTTGTATGGAGCCGCGCCGTACAGTATGGCGTCGGTAATATTCTTGATATGTGGACCGAAGCCGTTCACAGCATGTTCAATGCACAGACGGGCAACTATGACGGCTATCCGAATTTGAGCTACATCGACTCCCCGGAATACGACTATGACTTCATCGTGGCCGTATACGGCGTATGCAAGACCCCGGAATGGAACAGTTCATCGCTCCGGGACAGCTTGAACAATCGTTTCGACAGTGAAATGCATGATGCATTGTCGCGCTTATAGGAGGTGATCCATTTTGTATCTTCCGCAGCTGAAAGAGGAGGTTGATAAGATTGCCGAAAATAAAAAGACCCTTATTGTATCTTGTGTTGTCCTTGTCCTTGTGTTCGCCTTTGGCTGGCTTTTGTGCCGATACTACGACAGCCGCGCCCATGCAGACAGTGCAGATGTCACTCGGACAGTACAATCAGTTAAAGACGACAATCAGAGAGCAAGAGAGAACGTTAGCACAGCTACAGAGCAGATTAGACAAGCTGGACAGCAACTCGACAGCCTTGCAGAATCAATTGACGCAAGCGAAAGAACAGTTGACGACAACAAGGCAGTCATTGACGACAGCCGACAGCTCATTGAGTCAAGCCAGCGAAGCCTTGAACAAGCAGAGTCAATCCTTGGCGATATTGACAGAGCAAATCAACTCAATGACTAAGAAGGAAGCCCGGCTGACCCGGCAACGGGATACGTGGGCCGTGGCGGCCGGCGTCCTTCTGATTGGCTGTATCGCGAAGTAGGGAGAGAACATGAGAAGACTGAACAAACATCAGACACAGTCCGTCGTCTTCTCATCCCTCGTCGGTGGTGTAAATGTATCGCAGGCCCCGGAACAAATCGACGCGTCGGATTTACAGATAGCGCAGAATTACATCTATTCGCGCGACAGTAAACGCCTGACGGGCCGTGATGGGCTGGGCCTGCTTTATACCATGGACGGGAACGAGAGCGTACGCGACATGTGGTATGACGTAGACACCAACTTATTACTGGTTTTCACGAACCATAATAAAGCCTATAAGTACATCATCGGCCAGACCCCGGAATATATCGGCGACCTGGAAGGGAGCTACGACCCCGTTTGCGCGAAATTCATGGATAAGGTATGGATTGCCAGCGGCGGGAAACTCCAGTATTACGACTATACACAGAACGGACAGTTGACTGTAGTCCAGGACAGCCCGACGTGTAATATCGTGTTCCAGCGGTTCTCTAGGATTGCGGTATCTATGGACGGTACGGACGGCTTCTACCTCTCTGGTATCGGCGACGGCACAGACTGGGCCGAAGATACGAACCGGGCCGATAAGGAACAGTGGTTAGACGTCGGCTACGGCGACAGCGGCGATATAGCTGCTATCGTACCCCTTGCGACCGATATCATTTTCATCAAGACCAACGGGAAAATATATCAGCTGTCGGGGGATGCAGAACCTTCTAATTGGCAGGTAACAGAGATTGCCAATAATACCGATATTGCAGGCACGAGATGCGCCGTTAATATCGGCAGTTCCGTCATATTCCAATCCATACGCGGCCTAAAGACCTTATCAGCCGTCATGGAATATGGGAACATCCAGTCGGCCGATATCGGTGATAAATTCAACGCCTTATTGACGACGAACATGTATGAACCGCGGTTCTATCATCTGCAACGGCACTGCATGATACTCATCCGCCCGACGAGTGATTATAAGTATTTTGTGGCCTATAACTATCTCCTGGGCAGTGCGACGACCCTTGAATTCAACATGCCGATAGACAGTATCGTAGAAACGACGTCCACTATCATCGTAGCCAGCGGCGGCAAGCTGTACGCATGGGATTCGCAGTACCTCGACGACGACGGCAAGCCTATCGAGTACATCCTCAAGCCGAAGGCCACTATCAGCAGTGAACAGATGCTCCTAAAGAGCGTAGATACGAAGTTCACGGCCGATTATGCAGGCAAGGCGGAATTCATCGACGGCACTCTGGATGTGATAGTCCCCACGGCAGATCGTAATAAGTTCCGGTGCAACCACTCGACGGATTGCCTGGACATTACGGTAAAGTCGAACGACCGGTTCACGGTAGACCATATTATTCTAGAAATTGCAGACCTTTAGGAGTGATAGAATGGAAAGCAAGGAATTAAGTGAATGGATAAGGATATACGAAGAAAAGACAGGCGATAAATTCCAGGCCTTGGCGGGATTCACTACGTGGTATCTGCCAGACCGGGGATTTTGCCAGTGGAAGCCCATGCCGGAAAACAAGGCTATCCTTTGCTGGAACCTTTGCAACGACGCTCATTTCTGGCGGGACGCCCTGGAATGTATGGGCCTTCAATTCGGCTACGACCGTATCATTACTATCTGCATCCTGCCCATTAAGCCGTATATCCGTTTGTGGGGCTGGAAGATAATGCAGGATTTTGATACCAACGGCGTACACCGCTATATCTGTATGGATAAGCAGGGGCGCGAAGTCGTCTGCACCCCGAAGGAAAACGACGACGGCACGATTGATTATTACGTTACAAACGAACTCAGACGGCCGTACAAGCCGTGGAAAAATGCGAATGAAAGGGAGTGATTGAATGGGGAAGAAAAGTAAGTCCAGCAGCTCGTCTCAGACCTACACCCCGTCGGCCGAAGAAAAAGCCCTGCAACAGCAGGCCCTGGAATACTCGAAATACGTCATGCCGAACGCGAAGAAGCTGAACGACACCGCCGCGAACATGCTGTACGGCTCTTTGGGTAGCACGCAGGTAGATTACAATGACCTCATGAACAACGCCCTGGACCAAATCAAATGGGGCCAGCAGGGCCTCAGAGGACTGGCACAAGGGCAGATACCGACAGCCTACCAGGACGCCATGGAAGCCAGTATCAAGAAAGGCGTGCAAGGCTCTATGGGCAACCTCTTGCAGGACATGGGCGCCCGTGGCGTGGTCAACAGCTCCGTCATGGATACCGGCCTTAGAGGTATCAGTGACAGCGCTAGTGACGCCATGGCACAGAATTGGCAGAATACGGTATCACAGTTGGCGAATATCTACGGCCAGAACATCGACGCCGCAGGCCAGCCGATTGCCACAGCGGCGGCCGCGCAGGAAGGCGCACAGCAACCGGCCATCAACCTTTGGAACGCCTCTTTGGGCCTCAATGGTTCGACGACGGGCGCATTGGGCGCACTGGCAGGCAAAGGCACGACGACCACGACGCAGAAGACCAGTGGCGGCGGCCTGTTCGGAGGTATCCTCACCGGCCTTGCCAGCAACTCGGCTATCTTCTGTTTTGCACCGGAAACGAAAGTGCGCCTGGCAGACGGTTCCGAAGTGCCGATTACCGACGTCAAAGTCGGCGACAAAGTGCTTTGCCCGCATGAAGACGGTACGGAATCCGAAGAAACGGTCCTGCATACCATGGAACCGCACTATAACGATGTATGGAACCTCGTATGTAAAGACGGCGTAGATACCCACTACGTCATGGCGACGACGACACAGCCGCTCTTAACGGAGGATAAAGGCTTTGTCGAAATCGGCAACATGACCCTGGGGACGAACCTCAAAGGCCGCGGGAAAGTCGTTAATATGGTTTACGCCGGCGAACGGAAAGTATATGATCTGCACGTTTCCGGGGACAACAACTACTATGCAGACGGCTTCATTGCCAAAGGCGGCAGTACCGACAACTGGGTAAAGGAGGATAACTAATGGCAGCCAAATCGAAATACAACTATATCGAAGATAATATCAGCCAGAATTATGCACCACGGCAGTATTCAGCTCCGTTCACTACGCAGGCGTTGCCGCAGCTGAACTTTGCACAGTACGCGTTCCAGGACCCGCGCTTTGCCCTGGGGATGCTCATTGGCAATGCTGTCGGCGCGAACATCTTGAACCGTAAGCAGAAGGAAGCCGATCAGCAACTTTGGCGGCAGGACAACCCGGTATCTATGCCGGATAACGTACCGCTGTATGATACCAGCTCGACCCCCACCTTGGCAGACGGCAAGACAGCCGCCGTCGGTAATGCGTATAGCGGTTTTGGCGCGAACCCCTCGCAGGTATCTGACAACTTCCTGGCGAACCTGCAAGGCGTAAACGGCCGCTTGAATTACAATACCGATACCGGCGCCATCAATTACCAGACGCCGACCTTCCTGCCGTCGATGTATGCGGCCAATAACCTTGGGAACTATTACCCCACGGCGACCGACGCCGACGGCAACATGATTGGCAATATCTCGTTCGCGGACTACCTCAACAACCAGAGCAAGGCAGGCCAGGGGCAGGGCCTCTTTGACTTCAATGCCTTGCAGAAAATGGCCGCTGACGACGCCGCAAAGGCCGCCGCGAAGAATCCGCAGGCGACCGTAGCGCAGAGCATGGGCGTCCTGCCGACGGCCAATGTAGACGTCCCGTCTAAATCCGATAGCTACATCCCGGCCATTACAGGCAGGCTTGGCAATCCGATTAACGGTAGTCTGTCTATGAGCGGATTCAATTTCAACAGTAACGACCCGTACAGCAAGTTTTATAGTCTGAATTTAAAAAGCGGTGGTGACGTCGCCGACGCGTCGCCCGTTACAGCTACGTCGGCACAGACCACAGTACCCGGCATGATTGCGCCGGGTAATGTGGATACCAGTAACGGCCTTCCGAAAGTGCGCGTGACCGAAATCGACGGTAAACACTATATCCTGCCAGCGACGGGGGCCGACGGGAAGACACTCGACGAAAACCAGACGGCGTATAACTTCTATGAAACCGGGAATACGTTAGGCGTATTCGATAATAAGAAGGACGCGAAGAAATACGCCGACCAAATCAATAAGGATGCAGGCGATAAGCCCGTACCGGCCGTCCATGCCATGGAAGCACAGCCCATTAATGAACCGCCGATTAAGGATGTGCAGCCTATCCAGCCCGTGGACAACCGGCCGATTAAGCCTGTAGATAATCAGCCTATCAAGGCAGAACCGGCGCCGATACAGCCCGTAGAAGGGCCGATTCAGCCCGTAGATGCAACGACGCAGGCCGATACACAGCCGACGGCGCAGACCAACACGCAGGCGGCTACGCAGACCCCGCAGGCCAATGTCACAATCACGCCAGGCCAGCAGGCTTCCCAGACCACAGCCACCGATACTGGCATATTCCCGAACGACCCGCAGAAATTAATGGACCGCCTCTTCCCTGGCGAAACGCAGATTGATAACCCGTACTACAAAGACCTGCTCGACCAGTACAATAAGGAAACCGACCCGGCGAAGAAACAGTCCTTAATGGATAAGCTCAACAATACGCCGGCCTATATGCTCCGCAGTGACAACCCCGATTACATGGCGGCTAAGACCTTGTATGACAACGAAAAGGACGCGAATAAGAAGAAGGAATGGCAGGCCGCCCTGGATAACCTGCCACGGTACAACGTCCGCCCGTTCGACCAGGTAGGGCAGAGCCTCGAAACGGACATGAACGGCGGTCACCCGAAGCACATTGACGCGCAAAAGAACGAGTCTGACTTTGTCCATTGGGCCATCCAGCACGATATGCCGATTGATGTAGTGAACTCTACGCTCGAACGGTATAGACCGGTATGGCAGGCCGAAGAACAGAAGTATAACGACTATCAGACCAGCGCACTGTATCCGTTATATTACCAAGCCGCTATAAACGGCCAGTATGATACCGCCGCCACGATTGCCCAGAGCATGGCCCAGTATAACCCGCAACTGTCGGCGCAGATGCTGGCAACCCTGCCGAACGGCCTGAACTTCTACGCAACGGCAGATGCGAAAGACCGTGCGGCCACGGCACAACGGAATAAAGAGCGGAATATGAGCTTGCAAAACAAGTACGCGCTCGACCAGATCGAAACGCGTGGCAAGATTGACGATAATCAGTTGACTAAGAGACAATCTTATGACAAGTGGAAGACGGAATATACCACGCAGGCACACGCAGCAGAAGTAGCCGCTACCAATGCGGCAAGAGCAGCCGCAAGTAGAAATGGCGGCGGAGGTTCGTCCGGTAGTTCTGGTGGCTCCGGCGGTGAAAAGATTGACAAGACCGACCGTCAAGCCATGAACATGGCTACCGACTTGTACGAAAGAGCTATCAAGCAGAATGACGATGGCACGCTGGACCACGATGCAGTCGATAAGCTGACTGAATGGGTAAATAACAACGCTGGCAAATATGACGATGATACGAAAACCATGTTAAACGCTATGGCTTATGTTGCCCAGGGATTGATGCTGGAAAAAGAAGGCGCTTCCGGGGACTATATTTACGAACACGCCTTCCAGTATGTCCCGAAATATTTGCTTGAACAATTACTGCCTAACAGAAACTTTGACGGATATTGATGCTTGCATAGAAAGGAATGAGTAAATGTCTAAATTAAGCGATTACTTAATGAATAATACCCCGGCGGCCAATGTTTCAGAAGGTGCCGCTCCAGGGTATGAGGATGACGGCTCTTCCGGCTCGTCTGACGATTCTGGCTTTTCGTTATCTGGCATATTAAGCACTGCTAAGAATTTCCTCGAACACCCATTCCAGGGCATGGGTACTGTCATTGCACCTAATTACACCCCTCGCCCCCTCGACGACAGCGTGTACTCGGATATCCCGGGTACACCTGTTGCCAGTGGGCAGTTCGGGGAACTCGAAGACGAAAGCGTCCGCGATGAACGCATGAAGGAATCTGCCGATTACATGGCGGCGAACTGGCCACGGTTATATGGCACCGTCGTCGCGGCAGACGAAGGCCTGGCTAACGTCGTCGGCGGTATCCAGAACGCCGTCGGTGGTGGCAATGGTATCTTGACGAATGTACAGCGTGCCGAAGAAGGGATGCAGAACTATCGCGACCAGTGGAACAACGAATACGGCGATAGCTATTTCTTGAACCCGAATAAGTTTGCTACCGACGTTGGTTCCGGTATCGGCTCGACCGTGCCTATCATGGCATTGTCGGCCCTCATGCCGGGCGCCGCTGTTGCAGGTGGTACGCGTGCCTTGACGTCTGCCTTGTCCCGTGCCGGGTTAGGGCGTCTTGCCATGTCGAAAGCCGGACAGGCCCTAATTGCTGATACTGTCCGTTCGCCTATCTCATCCCTGGTGGACTCCCTGTCTGAATACGGGACCGTCGTCAACGACATGATGCAGGACGGTATGAGTGAAGACGAAGCACGGCGCCGGGCTATCCCCATGTTCTTCAAGAACATGGCCCTCGATACCTTCACAGTACCGCTTGAATTAGGCGTCATGAAAGGTGGTAAGGGGATTGCCACCAGCCTGTTAGGCCGGAGCGCCGGGGAAGGTATAGCAAAAAGTATTGCAAAAGGTGCGGCCCGTACCGGCATGCTGGCAGGGGCCAGCGGCCTTACAGAAGGCTACCAGGAAGGCGCGCAGAACGCCCTAGAAAACGACGTAGAAGGCAATCGCGATGGTGGATGGTATAACCCCTTCACCTGGACCAACGAGGACTGGGAAGCGGCCCGCGGCGGTTTTGTCGGCGGCGCTTTGATGGGCGTCCCTGGCAACGTAGCAGCCGGATTCCATCCCGAAGCCAAACAAGCCCCGCTTAGTGCAGAATCCCAGGAACAGGCACAGAGCATCAAGGACACACTCAGCCACGGCAAACCAGCAGGCATGAGCAACGCCGCGTATAATGCCTATATCGAATTGGCCAATAGCGGGAACCCCGACCTCATCAAGCAGGCCGCGTCGTCGCTTGAATCATTCCAGCAATCGCAGGAAGGCTCTCAGGAAAGCCCGGATGACGCCGCCACGGAAGCTTATAAGGATTATGAAACCTATGACCAGAAGCAGGAAATCGAAAACTTCCTCGATAATAATACGGTTGAGCAAATCGGCGGCGAAAAGAATTTCAACTGGCTCATGGGGGTATTGCGTAACGGCACGCCGGAAGAAGTGCAGAAGGCCTATGATACCGTTATCGCGGCCGAAAAAGCCACGGCCGAACAGGAAGCCAAGAACCGCCCGGCAAGTGGCGGCGGAAGCATGTCGCCGAATACCGGCAACGCCATGGCCAATATTGTTATCCAGGCGGCTAATGATTCCGGGGTAGACCCACGTCTAGGCCTGGCTATTGCCGCCCGTGAAAGCGGTGGGGATGACGTCAATGCCATTTCCATGCCAGAACCTCATGACGGCATTTATGGTATCATGCAGGCCCAGGAGGAAACCGTTTCCGAATTAGGCCTTGACTCCCAATATCCAGACTGGAAGACAGACCCCTACCAGAACGCCATGGTAGGCATGGCAATCTTAAAATCCAAAATCGCCAATGAAAACGGCGACGTATGGGCTGGCGTCCGCGATTACAACGGGGCCGGTGAAGAAGCGGAACAGTATCGCCAGTTGGTCAAGAACAACTATGACAACATGGGCGACATTGGCGGCGGTGGTGGCAGTGCCACTTACGACGGCTTACAGCTGACACTCCCGGATAGTGATGAATTCACCGACCAGAGTGGGAATGTAGGCGGCCTTACAGAAGATACACGTATGAAGTTGCGTGTCCTGGACAACCTTTGTTATCAGAAATTCGGCCAGCATCTCATCGTTTCTTCATCCTACCGGGAAGGCGACCCCAATAACCACGGGGCGGGAGTTGCCTTTGATGTGTCCGGCGGTATCGTTGATGATCCGGACGCACGTCAATGGCTGGAACAGGCTGGCCCGGCTGTCGGACTGTTCGTCATCCCGGAATACCAGGGAGAAGCCGGTGCAGAATTCGCCCACGGCGACAATGTCCATTTTTCCAACGTAGAACCAGGTATTTATGGACAGACCCGGAACGCAGAAGGCCATTGGAGTGAAGAACATGCAGCTCCTTCCATTCAAAGCATCTTGAAAGGTGGTGCATCCGGCGGCGTATCGAGCAAAGTTACCAGCGATAACGGACAGTTTGCACGTGAATTAGACCAGGCCGCGCAGGAAGCCAAGAGCGACATGGACAAGATTCAAGCTCAGAGCGACCAGGCCGTGAATGAAATCATGAACGACGACTCCGCCGAAAAGACGGCGCAGGACGCCCAGCAGGACGCAGAGAGCGCCCAGAAGCAGGCCGAAGAATCCCAGCAGAGCGCGCAGGACGACGTTGTTCCGGACGTTGCCCAGACTATCCGTGATACCTCGAACAACATTGATGAAATCAATACCCTCGATGGCATGTTCACAAAGGATAGCAACGGCAACGATAAATTCATTGATACGCCCGAAAACCGTGACTTTATCAAAACGAATTACAAGGATGAAATCGCGAAGGCTATAAATGACGCTATGAGCAAGAAAAAAGTGCCGTCCGCTACGCCTGTACCCAAGGCCCAGCAACAGACGCCACACGCCCGTTTGGGCCGCATTTTATCCACTTATGACCGCAAGGACCAGAAGTTCAAGGAATACATGAACACCTTCCGTAACGGCACGGAACAGGAACAGCAGAAATTGGCCGACGATTTACAGACGACGCAGGAACTGGAACGGGCTAATTCCTTGAAGGGCAATCCGCTTACGACCCAGCAAAACCAGAACACACCTCAAAACACACCTCAGCAGGCCGTAGAATCCCCCAAACAGCCCGAACAGGTAAATGCACCTGTGCAGGCGAAAGAAAGCCTTGAAACGCAAAAGAAACGCAAAATCTACCTCGAGAAGAAGCAGAAGCTCATGGAACGGGTCCCGGCTGGCAAGACCGTAAAGGTACATGCCAGTACGAATGACGCCGGATTCGATGCGACGTATAAGATTGTCCCGGCCGGTGATATCACTGCCAGTCACGACATGAATTACGCCGTGAACGACCTCTACCCGGCAGAATACCAGCCGCGCGACCGCAACCGTCCTCAGATGCGCGGACAGGTGGAAAAGATGACAAAGGGCATGAAGCCGGAACTGCTGGCAGAAAGCCAGTTCGTCAACGAAGGCGCACCCGTTGTCAACAACAGCGGCGTCGTCCTTAACGGAAACGGCCGTGTCATGGCTGTCCAGAAGGCCTATAAAGGACTTACGGACGCACACAAGAAGAGTGCCAAGGCCTATAAGGACTATCTCGTTTCCATCGCTCCGTCGTTAGGGATTGCGCCCGAAAAAGTACAGAGCATGGACCATCCTGTATTGGTACGGCAGGCGGCCGACGACGCCGATACCAGCGCTATCATCAACAGCACCGAAGGCGGTGCGAAGTTGGGCGGCGCAGAACAGGCGAAGGCTGATGCGGATAGACTGAAACTGTCCACATTAGAACAATTCGTCGATAACGGCACGGGCGAATTTATGAACCCCTCGAACCGTGAATTCAGAAGGGCCGCCGCAAGTGATGTATTCAGCGATGCAGAAGGCAACTCCGTATTCAATGAAAAGGGCGATTTGTCGCCGACGGGTCAATTCAGAATCCGCAACGCTATCTTTGCCAAGGCCTATAACGACAATTATCTCTTGACTCAGCTCAGCGAAGCGACGGATAATAACAGCAAGAACATTATGAACGCCATGATTGCCGCCGCACCGGAAGTCGCCAAGGTCAACGAAGGTATCAAGAACGGTACTTTGTATCCCGATTATGATATTTCCGACGTCATCACGAAGACGGCCAAGACTATCATGTCGCTCCGTAATGAAGGCAAACCGCTGTCCTTCCACTTGCAGGAAACGTACCTGTTCTCGCAGGGGGAATCGGAAGCCGAACGACTCGTACTTGAATTCATCGAACGCAATAAATTCAAGAGCCGGACCATTGCCGATATGTACAAAGGGGCTTGCGACCGTATCTTTGCCGTCGGCAGTCCCAAACAATCCAAGCTGTTCGACAGCAAGGAAGCGCCGCGTATCAGTCTTGAAAACATCATCTCGAACGCCATCCAGGAGGTAGAACATGGACAATCGTTATTCGACACCACAGAAGAAAAGCCAGCCGAAAAAACTGTATCCGAAGTACCAGATAATCGACAGGCCGAACCCACCGGAAGTGGACGCGTACATCAACAAGAAGCTGGCAGAGTACAGAGCCAAGAAAAAGAAAGGAATGAAGTAGATGAAAAGAGCAAGCAAAGTGACCGTGTCGACGCCGAACCTCAGCAAACTGAAAGTAAAGACAAGGAAAGTACCCATGCCGAAGAAGGTTCCAAAGGTGACGTACAAGAAGAAGTAAGTAAATTCCATAATGTACTGGATGACGAAAAATCAACGCCTAAACAGGTTATAGACGCTTATAAAAGTGTCGTTGATAAAGCCATCGCAAATGCCAATGGAAGCCGTAAAAACGCCAAAATAGGCGATAAAATCGTAACCGACGAATACCAGTCTTTGACTAATTCCAAGCATTGGAACGCATTCATGAACGAAGACGGCGGACGGAACTGGCACGAAGTTGCTACTATTAATGCCAACGCGCACAAGTTTTTGCGTGGGGAAGCGAAAGAGGCAGGGACGAAAGAAAAAACGTCCGGTGTTACGCCTTATAAGCGGGCTGTCGATGACATTATGGATAAGCTGGACCATAAAAAGCTTACTCCGGCGCAGGCTATCAATAAGCTAAAAGCCATTATGAAGGATGCTAATGCCGCTCGTTGGGGAGAATTCAAAGCCATGGAAGCCATCGAGTCGAAAGAAAAGTTATCGTTCGATGATTATAAAATGGCACTCGATTTAGCTAACGACGCCATGAAAAAAGCCAATGATATGCGCCTAGAAGCCAGCCGGAACCGCAAGGCCCGGAAGACGGCGAAAGAGCTTGAATCGGCCACAAAAGAAACGCAGAATGACGCGGATATTCGTTTTGGCACGGTGGAAGACGCCGAAAAGGCCGTCATGGAAGCGTTCGGCATAAAACCGCATAAGAAGCCCGCTGACACGCCTGCTGTACCGCGCAAGGCCAGCACCAAGGCCACGCCGAAAAAGGCCGTTAAGAAGGACGCTATCAAGGATGACGCCAAGATTGAAAAGACGTTCCACCTGCTCGACGATAGTGACGAAGCCCTAGAGGCTGAAAAGAAGGCCATCCTCGAAGAATTATCCCATTTGAGCGCCAACCCAGCCTTCAATCCGGTACTTATGTATCACCTGCTCAAATTTGGGGCCATCCACGTACAGCGCGGATTGAATGAATTTGCTCGTTGGGCGAAGGCTATGAAAGACACACTGCCACAAAGTGAACCGTTCTTACACTCCGTATGGGCTTCCTTGCAGTCCATGCCGAACAACGCTAAGCTCGATGAAAAGCAGTTGACGGCCGCTATCCGTTATGTCGGTTCCTTATACGACCACGGCATGACGGACAAAGTCGATTTACGCAAATCGTTCATCGCTACGTTAGGCGTAAAAAATGCAAAGTATTTCGATGCAGTGTATAATGCTGTTATGGAATATCCCAGCATTGAAGAGTTGAAAGGAGCGAATGAAAATGTTAATCGCAACGTTCCCGAATTGGCTGCACGATCTGGCGAAGGGGCCAGTGAAAACACAGTGGGGGAAAGTAGTATTCAAGGCGGAACAGCCATGCGCGGAAGCCGACAAGATACTGCACCGGCAGGAAAAGAATCCGAAGAACCGGGAATGGGCCATGATAGCGTTCCAGGTAGTAGCGCCGCTACTGGCCGAACGGCTGGCAATCGCAGAGTACAAACTCAAGAATCCAAGGATAGCACCGGAAGCACCGGAAGTACTGAATTACCAGGAAGCGTTAGAGCTGGCCTTGAGCGAGTTCCCGACGATGACCAAAGACGACCTGCTGAACTTGTTAGAGCTGCTCAAAACAGACCCCAGCATGAAGACCCTGTAGAGAAGGTCCAGGAAGAGCAGAAGGACAAGCACCTCGATGAAATCAAGAAGGCCCTGCCTATGCTCCTGCCTCAGCAGGCCGAAGACGTTTATATCGCTGAAAACCGTTTCAAGGAACATAGCGGCATGATGTTCACTAACGGCACCGGCACAGGTAAGACCTATACCGGGTTAGGTATCGTCAAGCGTTTCGTCGACGCCGACAAAAAGAATATCCTCATCATTGCACCGTCTGACGGTATCCTCAAGCAGTGGGAAGAAGCGGCGGCCAAGGACTTTGGTATCACTTTGAACCGCCTCAACAGCACCAAGGATGCAGGTAAAGGCGCCGTTACAGCTACCTATGCCAATGTCGGAGCTAACCAGGCACTCGTCAACCGTGACTTTGACCTCGTCATTACCGACGAGTCGCACAACCTCATGGGGAGCGAATCGGCCACGCCGACAGATGCCTTGAAACTCGTTCGCGCCGTTACAGGGCATAAGGATGGGTTCCAGCGGTATCACCATGATAAGCACCCGGAAATCTCCAGCAAGCTTGATAAATTGCGCGAAGAAATAAAGAAACTCCATAAACAGGATAATCAAAATAGCAAGGCATATAACGAAACCCATGACCCGTCATTGGCTGATGAATCCCGTAAAATCCGCAACCAAATCGAAAAGCTTGAAGAAGAACAAAGTAAATGGCACAAAAAATTAGAAGCATTTAAGGATGCTGATGAAAAGGCCTTTGCTGAAAAACAGCCTTCTAAGGTCCTGTTCTTGTCGGCAACGCCGTTCCAGTATGTGGCCGACCTCGATTATGCAAACGGGTATCTGTTCAACTACTCCGATTATGGCCCCATGGACGAACAGGGGTATAACCGCGCTAACGGCCGGGAAACCTTCTATATGGAAAATTTCGGCTATAAGATGCGCTATAACCGTCTGGAAAGGCCAAGTGCCGACGTCGATACCGATTTGATGGAACGGGAATTCAACCGCAAGATGGTGGAATCCGGGGCTATGCATGGACGCATGTTGTCGTCTGCCTATGACTATGACCGTGGCTTTATCCGCGTCGATGCGGGTATTGGCAAGAAAATAGATGAAGGTTTTGATTGGTTGCGGGACCAGCCTAAATATAGCGAATTAAGTGACTTCCTTAGAGGACGGTTCACGGGCCAGCAGAAATACTATTTGCTGGAAGCCATCAAGGCTAAACAGGCCATTCCGCTTATCAAAGAGTATCTCAAGGAAGGTAAAAAAGTCGTCATCTTCCACAACTTCAATAAAGGTGGTGCGGACAATCCCTTTGCAATTAGCAGGGAAGGCATGGACCACCTGGAACGCCTGGACAGCGAACTGGCTAATCACATTCTTGAACAGTATCACGAATTCCAAGCAGAACGGCCGGACCTCGCCGACCTCGATTTAAACGACCTGGAATCGCCGATTGAAACACTTTCCAAGGCCTTTGGCGACGAATTGGCCCTGTATAATGGTACACTCAGCAAGGACGAACGGGAAAAGAATAAGAATGCATTCAATAACGACGACAGTAAGACGAAAATTATCCTTGTACAGTCTGCCGCCGGACAAGCTGGCGTATCCCTGCATGACACGACAGGCAAGTACCAGCGCGTCCTTATCAATCTGGGACTGCCGACGCGGCCAAGCGAAGCCATTCAGCAGGAAGGCCGTATCTACCGGGTAGGCAATAAATCCAACGCCATTTTCCGCTATCTCAATACAGGCACGTACATGGAACAGACGGCCTTTGCCACGAAGCTGGCCGAACGTGCCGGGACTGTTGAAAACATCGCGTTAGGTGAAATGGCCCGCTCGTTGAAACAGGCCTATGTCGAAGCCTTTGAGGAATCGCAGGAAGGTGACGGCTGGAAGAAGTACCTGCCAGGAAGCAAAACGGAAGGCACCGGCGGCAAGGCCAATGACTACCGGCAGGAACAGGCCACCGACTTTGATCGCGCCAAGGCTGTCTATTTCGGTAAACAGAAAAAGAACAGCCGTACCAAGTCGCAGGAAGGCCACGATTATTTCGCCACGCCCGAACCTATCGGCTATAAGATGGTCCAGTGGCTACAGTCTAAACCCGGTCAGAGCCTGCTTGAACCGTCCGCCGGTGACGGGGCCATTGCCCGTTGGATGCCCGACAATACGTATAATACCGTTGTCGAACCGTCCCGGGATTTGACGCCTAAACTCATGCGTAACGTTGCCGGGGCAAAAGTCGTCGAAAGCACCTTTGAAAACTTTGACCTGCATAACAAATTCGACGGTATCGCCATGAACCCGCCGTTCGGTAAAGGTAAAGACAGGGGCGGAAAGTTGGCAATGGAACACGTTGCCAAGGCATACAAACACTTGAAAGACGGCGGCCGCCTCATCGCAATCATCCCCGATGGTCCGGCCTGCCAGAAGCGTTTCGACAAATGGTTCTACGGCGACCCAGAAGCCAAACGGAAAGAAGATAGAGGCATTGCCGACGGCGTGCTGATGGCTGACATTCATCTGCCGTCTGTCACCTTTGAGCGCGAGGGCACAAACGTCAATACCCGTATGGTAGTGATTGATAAGTACGCCGACGAAGGGACAAGGCAGATTGCAGAAGCCGAAGCAAGAGGCCGTATCGATATTGCCGCTGACGATGCAAACGAACTGTTCGACAGAATCGAAGGTATGAATATGCCGGAACGACTCGGCATGTCGGACGAAAAGAAACAGACCTCTATCCGTAAGGCAGGCCAGCAGTTGACCCGCTCCAAGGAAGACTTGAAAGCGGAAATCAAAGAAGCGTTCCCGAACGCCAAGGAAATCAAGGACGAAGGCGACCGCATGACCTTCACTATGCCGAACGGTTCCCATATCGTCGTCGACGTAAAGAATGAAATCCTCTTGACGGACGAAGAACTGGCGCAAGCGAAGAAAGACCACCATATCGACGATAACGGCAACGTCGTCGTCGAAGGCTACGCACAGCTCCATGGTAAAGACGCTTATATGGCCCTCTCGCAGGGTAGCCGTGAAAACACGGGATTCCATGAAGCCTACCACCTCGCAGAAGGCGCCGTCTTGACGGACCGTGAAAAGGCAGCTATCAAGAAGGCTATCCCAGACGCCGAAAAACGCGCCGATAAGTATGCCGAATGGGTAGAAGCCCGCAAGCACGGCCGCGGCACGGCATGGGGCAAGCTGTTCCAGAAAATCAAGGACTTTGCCGCGAAGATGAAGAGAATCCTTACCAGGACTGAAACCGTGAACGACATATTCCGGCAGATTGAGTCGGGCAAGGTATGGGAACGAGACGCCCGCGACAATAACGAACGGCGCTACGCTGCCCGGCAGGACGACCAGGAAGAAGCACCTGTCAAACCGCAAGACATTATCGACGCTATCAACGACATTGTTCATATCTATGAAGGAAGCCGTCTCACGGATAAGGAACGGAAGGAACTGAGAGAGTCCAGTAAATTCGACCCGGACCAGAAGCAGGCCGTCCGTCCACAGGCTACCGACCTGTATGATCGCCACGCCCACGCAGGCTTTAACCGTATGGGGTACTTCAATCTGAGCAACTATGGCCGTATCCTTGCCCTGCATCTCGACAACATCATGCAGCTGAAAGGCAACCTGGAATTGGCAAATAAGGTCCTGGACCGGCAGGATAAGAACGCCGCCGAAAACAAGATGAACGGCGTCAACGAACATCTCACCCCGGCGCAGGCACGGCAGAACGCCGTCATGGACTTTGGGGCCATGATGATTCGCAACCCGGAACTGGCCCGCGAAACCTATCCGGCTTATTCCAAGATTTTCGACGAAGGCCTGGAACAGCATCCCGATTTAAAAGAAAAGCTCGACAAAGTCATTCAGCTGAATGAAACCTACCATGGGCAGACCGCCGCGGAACGGGCCGCCGGCAGTATCGCCCGCGAAAAGGAAAAAGTACAGCTCCGTAAGCATCCCAAAGAATGGCTGAGCACACACTTTGATAAGTTCTATACGAACTGGGTAGATGACAAACATATCTTTGCGAAAGTCGTCGCCAGGGCAGAAGCTGAACTGGGTAGAAAACTGGCCTATGACTATGACGTCCATAAGCAGGCACAAATGGCTATTAACGTAGCCTCCAGCCGTGCGCTGTTATTCCTTACAGGCGGCAAAGGCGTCGAAGAGACGTATAAAGTATTGAATAAGGTTTACGGCCACGCCATCACGAAGAACGTCACCATGAAAGATATTATGGACGCCCTTAATAAGGTGTCTAAGGAAGACGTGTCGAAAACGGGCGCTGAGAACGCCTATGACGCGCTGGGCAACTATCTGATTGCCATGCGTACGGAAGAGCTTGAAAAGCACTACCACGACGCATACGCACGCTCCGCTGGCTTTGATGAAGAAGGTACGCGTGAAATCATCCAGAACACGCCCGAAAGCATCAAGAAGATAGCGCAGATGTACTGGGATATCAATACGAATATCGTCAACATTCTCCAACAGCAGGGCCTTATCTCCAAGGACCTCGCCGGGAAACTCCGCAAATATAAGCATTATTGCCCGATGTATCGCGACATGTCGGACGGTATCACGGATATGGATGAGATGATAGGTACTATCGGCGTATTCAATAAAGGCGGCGGCTATGCAAACGTCAGCAACGGTATCAAACGCATTGAAGGCGGCGGCAAGCGGCCTATCCTAGACCCGATAACCTCGCTGTCGCAGATGGCGGTATCTATGATTAGCAAATGCGAACGGAACGACGTCGCCAAGACATTCGTCAAGCTGGGCCAGGACTTCTCCGGGCTGGGTGACGTCGTCGTCCGCGACCCGACGTTGAAACACGCCGACCCGACGGCCTTTGCCTTCACGGTATGGCAGAACGGGGAACAAGTCGTATACCGCACAACGCCGGAAATCTATGACGCACTCACGAATAACGACGCGCAAACGAACCGATTCACGATTAAGATGGCAAGCAGTATCGCACAGACCTTGCGGACCGGGGCCACTATCAGCCCGTCTTTCATTGTCCGTAACCTCTTGCGTGATACCATGTCGGCTACGGTAAACTCCAAGACCGGGTTCTATCTGCCGTTCGTCGATAATGTACGCGGTGCCTGGAAACTGCACTTTGATAAGGAATTCTCCGCCGAATACCACGCCAGCGGGGCCAGCATGTCGACGTATATGCGGGCGGATGCGGATAGTAGTCGTGACCTCACTAAAGAACTACTGGGCCATAAGTACGACTCGTACCCGGTTGTCGTGAAGCAGGTCCGCCAGCTCATCAGATGGGCATGGCACAAGTACGAAAAGTTCGGCAATCTCATCGAAGACAGTACCCGCGCCGGAGAATTCAGACGCGCCCGCAAACAAGGCTTGTCCATCGACCAGGCAGGCCAGTTGGCCCGTGAAATCACGCTCGACTTCTCGCGCCATGGCAAGAAAGGCCAGATAGCCAATAAATACATTCCGTTCTTCAATGCGACAATTCAAGGTACGGACAAGTTTATCCGGACGTTCAAGGATAACCCCATGCGGGCTATTCTGAATACCGTTATCTGGATTATCCTGCCGTCGCTGGGATTGTGGGCTATCAACCATGACGACGATTGGTATAAGGAACTCGACGAAAACACGAAGTATACCAACTGGGCCATCCCACTGCCAGGCGGAACGCATCTGCTCATCCCGAAGCCGCAGGAAGTCGGTATCTTGTTCGGCTCCGGTATCGAAGCCGTCTTGAACCAGATGACCGGCACGGACCCGCACGGGATGAAAGAATGGGCGCGTCAGTATTTTGACGCAATGACACCAGGGGTATTTCCGGCCATTGTCCGTCCACTCATTGAATGGCTGACTGACTATTCGTTCTGGTCAGGACGCCACCTCATCCCTGCTGGATTGAAGAACGCGCCATCTGAAATGCAGTTTACCAGCTATACCAGCGAATTAGCTAAGGCCCTGGGGGATACATGGATTGCTAAGAACATCAGCATTGGTGAACGACATGGCATATCGCCTGTCGCTATCGACAACTGGATTAGTGGATGGTTCGGCAGCGCCGGGCGGTTTGTTGCCAATATGCTCAATGACCCGATTAGCTACGTACGCGGGAACAGCCGTCCGTCGGAACCGGCTAAGTATTGGTATGAAATGCCTGTCATTGGTTCGTTCGTTCGCCAGAACGGCCAGAACAGCGAATACGTCAACCGTATGTATGAAATCCAGAAAGACATGAACGACGATTACGAACGTTCCGACGCTGGCAAACAGCGCAAAGGCAAGAAGTCTTCATCGAACAAGCCGAAGGAATTGAAGCAGGTAGACACCGCTGTAAGTTCGGTATCGAAGCTCAATAAAGAAATCAAGGCTATCCGGAATGATCCGAAAAAGGACCCGGACCGGAAACGCCAGGAAATCGACCAGCGGCGCACGAAAATAAATGACCTTGCCAAGAAAGTCGTCCTAAAGTTCGATAAATAA